GATGGGGCTAGTGGCATGACGCTCCGGCAATGGTACGCGGGGCAGGCGTTGAAAGCTCTTGAAGATCCAAAGGATGAATGGTTTCAGAAGCTAAGCCCACAGGACCAAGCAGACCTTAGGTCTATATGGTCATTCCAGCAAGCTGATTCCATGCTAAAGGAAGGCGCCAAATGACGGCCGAACATTACAGATCATTTTGCGAAAAGCATAAGCGCTGGAAGGAAGTCGAATCCCAAGCGGACGGGGATTCGGGCTATTACCTTTGCCCGGATTGCGAAGCCGGGATGCCAGCTTATCAGGAACGCTGCTCGTATTGCGGCGCCGGTATAAATGAAGGCGCGGGCAGGTATCGCGCTGGACGGCCCGGAAGCATCTGCGAGAATTGCGAAACAAACAAATTAAGCGCTTGCGGATAATGGCCGATAAGGTATAATGGTAAATCAAAAGGGAGGTGGATGAAATGAAAAATGACTGGTTGATGGCTCACGAGGCCGTCAAATTTTTAGAGGATCACAAGTACAAACGCTCGATGCAATGGTTCAAGACTATGGTTCGGCTCGGGCGAATAAAGCGGCAGAAGAAAAGAGGACGGAACTTCTTTCAGGTTTCGGAATTGAAACAGGTGATCAAAAAGAAACTGAAACTCAAGGTCGTCGTTACCGCGCTGTCGGCGATGATGATCTGCGGATCCGCTTTCGCCGGGACGCCTCAGTATTTCGATGCCGTGGTTGACTCGATTTATCTCGCGGAGGGCGGAGTCCTTGCCAGGAAACCTTTCGGAATCCTATCGGTCCCATGTGAGGGATTCGACGATTGCCGGAAGATTTGCTATAACACCGTCCGAAAAAACTGGACGCGCTGGCAGAGGGCCGGGGCAGATGGACCGTACCTTGAATTTCTCGCGCGAAGGTATGCTCCGATAGGTGTTGCTAATGATCCGACGAACCTGAACCGTAACTGGCTGAAAAATGTACGGTATTTTTTGGCAAAAAACGGAGGGCTCCGTAATGATGAAGAAAGTCCCGCCACTCGGTAACACGAAGTCCGCGAAACTTGCCGCGTTTTTCTATCGGCAAATTTTGAGGGATAACCTTACGCCGAATATTGAACAACGGCTTTCCAGGTTAGAGGGTATAGTCCTTAATTTGTATCGGACGAATGAGCAATACGGCCTTTACAATAAGATCCTATATCGCAAATACAAAAAAGAGTACATGCGAACGCGCGGTAAAGGAAACAAGAAGCGCGCTCTAAAGCGAGTACCAAGATGATCAGGGCCGGGACGATCATCGTCTGTCCTAAATGTAAAGATTATCTATTTGTGGTAAGTGAAAATTTCCACGGCCATGAAATAGAAATCAAGTTTATGATTTTAGGCGATAGCATCCCGGAACCAGCACCAGGAAAGCCGTTCGTTTGTCCGAAGTGTTCGGCCTACCTTACACGATGTTTAATCACAGATCCTAAAGAAATGAAGTCATCCCTTGATATATTCACCGATGAAGGCTGGCTTCAAACGATAACCGAGAGAGGTTAAAATCATGGTACAAGAAACCGAAATCACCAAAGCAGAACCGACCGAAATTCAAGGAAAGACACCCGCCGACTTGATTCATCTTGCCGTGACTTGCAATACGGATCTCGACAAACTTGAAAAGGTCATGAACCTGCAGGAGCGCTGGGAAAACACCGAAGCAAGGAAAGCCTACGTTCAGGCGATGGCGAAATTCAAGGAAAACCCTCCGAAGATAGTCAAGGACAAGGCCGTGAACTTCGGCGCCGGGAAAGCCGCATTCAAGCACGCCTCCCTCGCGAATATCTGCGACAAGATCAACGAGGGCTTGAGCGCCCAGGGCTTGTCTGCCGCATGGGACACAAAGCAAAACGGTGGCATTACTGTAACCTGCAAGATCACGCACAAGCAGGGCCACAGCGAAGAGACAACGCTTACCGCCCAGGCTGACACGTCCGGCTCTAAAAACTCCATACAGGCCATCGGAAGCACGATCACGTATTTGCAAAGATACACGCTCACAGCTTTGACCGGCCTTGCCGCTGGCGATCATGAGGACGACGGCGTAGGATCCGAACCCGCGGCCGCACCGAAAGTAATCGACAATGCGCAGGTTGGCACGATCCGTGATTACATTGCGTCGCTGAATGCAAGCGAAGAAAAATTCCTAAAATATATGGGGATTCCAAGCATTGAGGAAATGCCACAAGCCGCATACCAAAAGGCAATTAACTTATTCAAAACGAAGGAGAAAAAATAATGATGGTAATTGTTGATTTAATCCAAATGAGTCCTGAGTGGTTCGCAGCGCGCGCCGGGATCCCCACAGCTTCCGGCTTCGATAAAATAATCACAACCAAAGGTGAGCCGTCAAAGCAGGCCAAAAAGTATCTTTACCAGTTGGCCGGGGAACGGATCACTGGAATCAAAGAGGAAGGCTATCAAAATGCAGCGATGCAGCGCGGAATCGAACTTGAACAGGAAGCTCGCGAGTTTTACGAATTGACCCACAGCGTCGATATCCGGCAGGTGGGTATCTGCTACCGGGACGCGAAAAAGAAAATGTCTTGTAGTCCCGATGGTCTGGTCGGCGACGATGGCGTGATCGAAATCAAATGCCCGATCATTTCGACGCATGTCGGCTATCTTCTCGACAACAAGTTGCCACTCGAATATTTCCAGCAGGTCCAGGGGCAGCTATTCGTCACCGGCCGGAAGTGGTGCGACTTCATTAGCTATTATGGTAGCATGAAGCCATTGATCGTCAGGGTAACGCCTGACGTCGAATTCATCATGAAGCTGCAGGTCGCGCTCGATTCGTTCTGCAAGGATCTCGAAGCAGTCACAGAGAAAGTCAGGTAAGCGTATGCCAACGGTCAAAGGGAAGGTTCAGAAAACAAAGATCACAGACGGGCATTTCATGTGCCTCTTGGTCCTTAATGGAAAGCTTCCTCGGGACGGCGAATACGTTACGCTGAAATGGGGAAGCAAGCGGACCCTCCCACAGAATGCCCTCTACTGGGTTTTCCTGAATTGGCTTATCGAACACGCTGAGCTGAAAGATCAAGGGCATTTCTGCCCGGATGCCCTCCACGCAAATTTGAAGGCGCACTTCTTACAGGAGAAGATTTTAGAGAAGGACGAATACCCGGACAAGGAACTGGCAACAACGACCCTTCTGAATAAATCGGAATTCTCTGAATACTTCGAGAAGGTCGATCACTTCATGCAGGAATTTTTCGAAATCGATACTTCCCCGTTTTGGGAAGAACACAAAGAAAATCACACATAGGAGATTGCCATGGAAAAAAATGTAAATGATTTAGTGACGTACTCAGTAACGGATGCATACCTCGAGCAAATCAAAAAGGATTACCTCGCTTTGAAAGTCTCAGATGTTGACGACAAGGAAGGTTATGAGCTTTGCAATAATGCCCGGAAGGAAGTCAAGGACCGGCGGATATTGGTTGAGGTAAGACGTAAGGAATTAAAGAAAGATTCGCTTGCATTCGGGGCGAGGGTTGACGCAGAGGCGCGCCGGATTCGGGAACAACTCGAAGCCGTTGAAAAGCATTTGAAGGCCCAGCAAGACGTTGTGGATAGCGAGAAAAAACGCCTCAAGGAAGAAGCCGAGCAAAAGGTCCGGGACGAACTCAATCGTCGGATTCAGGTCATGCAGGGATACAAGGCAACCTTTGTCGTTTCCGAATTGTCGGTGATGTCTAAAGAGCAATTTGAAGGCGTGGAATTCAAAGCCAAGACTGAATTTGAAGCCGCGGAGAAGAAACGCATCGACGATGAGAAGCGCCTTGCGGATCTCCAAAAGGACAACGACGAGAAGGACCGGAAGATCAAGGCGCAAGACATCGAGAATCAACGGCTGAAAGACGAGCAAGCCGCGCGCGATAAGAAGGCGCTCGATGAAAAGGACGCCCAACTCAAAAAGGAACGCGACGACCGGGCCGCAGAGGACCGCAAACGGGAGGAAGACGATCGGTTGCGTCAGGAAGAGGCCGACAAGAAGCGCAAAGAAGAAGAGGACCGCAAGGCCGACGATGATCGAAAAAAGAAAGAAGAGGACGATAAGAAACAACAGGAAGAGGACGACCGCCATCAAAAGGCCGAGGCTGAAATCTCAAACAAGAAAATGTTCAATCAGATCAAAGAAGAGTTTACGACCCTCGAATCCGCTTGGGTCGAAATTGCAAGATTACGAAAATTGCAAAAGGGAGGCAAGTAATATGGCATGGTTTGACAGTTATTTCCGGTCCATGATTGGAAAGATTCTTATAGGGATGATCGTAATAAGCTGGTTCATTGGGGTTCATTTCGCCTTAGCGTTCAGCGTATTAAAGATCAAAAAACACGATGAGGTGATTATGAGAATCACTCAAAATATTGCTGGGATTGCTCAAGCTCATAACGCTTTAGACTCGCAATTTCAGCCGGTTCGCACATGGTTCAACGACAGCAAGTATTCAAAAAAGTAAATCAAACGGCGCGTCAGCAACACGGCTGGCGCGCCTTTAGGGAGATTCTCTTATGATATCGACCGACCTTTTTGAAACGAATGCATCGAGCGCGACCCGATTACGAGACAAAGGAATCAAGCGCGCTGTTGACCACGCAAACGAAGTCGAGCAAGGCTGGGCATATCAAGCATGGCTTGGCTTGATGGATTTTCTAGGAACTCACGATGGGGAATTTATGACCGAAGACGTAAGGGCATATGCTTGCTTCGTTCCCACGCCTCCCAGCCGTCGAGCATGGGGCGCTGTAATTCTCAGGGCATCCCGGAAGGGTCTTGTCGAAATGCTCGGATACGGAAAAACCACGAACCCGAAATCACACCGGACACCGGCCTCGATTTGGAGAAAAGTAAAATGAAATTCTTTATGCTGAATTGTAATTGCTCCGCGTGCTGGGTTGCCAAGATCGTCTTACTTGCTTGCGTCATAAAATGGATAACAATTTTTCAGGGAGGGGTAGGCAATGA